CAGTCTTTTTCCATGTTATTGAATACTTCCTTCTCTCTATCAAATGATAGACATTCGAAAGGTAAGTTCTTACCGTTCTCACCTTTTAACCAGTAAACGTATCTTGCACAGATATCGCCTACCATTCTAACTTTATTGTCGCCTTCGACATATTGATAACTGTCAATCTTAGATTTAACAGCTTCACCTTTTGATTCATTAAATTTTAGTGCCATTCTAATTCCTTTAGGCTTGTGATTTCTTCAAATTTAAAATGTATTCTATCATTCTCAATCCAAAGTAATCTGTTGTTATTTATAATATCTTGCTTACCATTATAGTGCAGCAAGTCCAATGTGGTATCTTTAGTTGAATTGTACGCAAATAGACTGCGCAGCGATGCGATACCTGCATACTGCGCAATCTCGGTGTCTGAATACAATCTTCGTTGAATAAACAAGGGTTCAGGATTCACTAGGAAACTATTCCCATGAAAACTTTTTTGCCAATACTTGTATATTCTGTCTTTTCTATTAACTGGGGGTAGTTTATAAGTCAGAATATGAAGGATAGTAAGTATGTCTGATACTTTACTATTTGCCTCTTTCTTAATTTTTTTCCAATTATAGAGTATCATTATATCAAAAAATATACCGTTTGTCAAGAACTATTTTTCCAATGTTATAAAGCTTTGACATCATAACCTTGTTTTATATAGTAACCCATTCGTGCACCAGCCTGCCGTCTTGCTGTACGACCGACTAAGTGAATATCAACGATGATTGGTTGCTGTTTTCCTTCATATATTCGGATTATACGACCTATCAACTGTGTTAATAAAGGTTCATTGTTTACGGGTGTTGCCAAAATAAGACAACTTAGACAGTCTAAACTTATTCCTTCACTGAATATAGACTGAGTTCCAAACAATATATCTTTTTCTCCGAATATTTGTTTTAGCATAGGAGGGCGCTCTTCGTGAGGAATCTTTCCTGTTACGCAGATTGCGTTATCTCCTACAAGTTTCGTACAATTTTGTAAAAAATCGACTCGGTCGCTTACAACCAGTACCTTGTGTCCTCTTGCCGCATAGTTTGCTGCAAGAAGCGCAACTTGATTTTGGTACTCAAAGTTGTACGCAATAGCGTTGATTCGATTTGCCCATGGGGTATGCGCCCCATCAGGAAACCTTATACCTGACGGTACGACGTCAACTCGTGGCACAAGATAGTTTTCCTTTGGTGGTTTAAACACCGTGTTAGAGAAATAGTCTCGAAATATAACATGTTTGCCATCTTTTCGTTCCATCGTTCCTGTCAATCCAATCTTATATCGTGCGTGACTCGCATCGATAATTCGTGTAAATGTCGGTGATGAAACGTGATGCATCTCGTCAAGAATGATTGTCCCGAAACTCTTTTGAATATCGGGTATTCTTCTGTACAAAGTTTGTATATTCCCTACCACGAATGGAGCATCTATTTCAAATCTTCCACTACCTAGCACACCCGCTGTAACCCCGAGTGATTTTTGTACTTCTTTTTCCCATTGACTACGAAGTTGTAGAGTATGTGTAACTATGAGTGTTTTCTGTTTAAGCTTATTTGCAATAGCTAAAGCCGTTACAGTCTTTCCCCAACTGACCCAAGCATTAATTATACTACTGTCATAGAGGTCGTCATAGACCGCTTGTTGGGAAGGTCGTAACTCATACGCAAAGTCGAAGTGTGGAATCTCAATGCAAGTTCTCTTATCAACTATATCGTAGTTCGATGGTATTAAATCCGTCCTTCCGATAGGTAATGAGACTAACCCTTTACGAATTACTCCCATATTCTTTATAACGAAAGGCGGGTCTTGTGGATTTCTTGGAGGTATAGTATAAGTAAGTTCTTCGTCAATCTTCGATTGCAAAGCTGAGTCTACATTCATGTATATTCTATTACTTAATACTGCCTTCATATTTTCCGCCAAGTTTTCTTTTTCATTTCATTTGTAAACTCATATATAAATGCAGGTTGATTTTGTAGGTATAAGACTCCAGCATACTTTGCAGTCACTGGTCTTACTTCTTCAAAGGGCGAAGGTATATCCTTTACCCAAACAAGAGTACATACATCTTTCTTCTGTATTTTTTCTATTCGTTTATAAATTATATTTGCCTTTGTTGTTTTGTTGTAGACAAAATACTTGCCTTTGGTATCAACATAAAATTTACCTCTGTGCTTGACGAGACTGCGAAAATCCCTAAGCATATACTTAAGAGGATATAAACTCTTAAACGGTGACTGTATTCTTCTAATTCCAATCGTTTCTCCTTTCATGTTATAGTCATCTACTACACCCATAGTTCCGTCTGCTTGAGTGCACCAAAGTATGTTGTCTTGTTTTTCAGCTTCTCCAGATAAGACAAAAACTGGAAAAGTTATATCTTTTAAATTCATTCAAATATTGCCATTACTGTAAGAGGAATTGAACCCATAAAAATTGTAGTAAGAGCTGGAACTATCCACATCATCATGGGATATTTTGTAATCCAGTCATAATCTTTATTATTCATTCCTTTCTTCTTTTCTTGCTCAGTATATTCAGGGTATCTTATACTTAATAGATACCTTCTTACATGA